ATGCTCGTAAGGTTATCCCATTCATAACACCAGAATATTTCCATGACACGTCTGAACGCAAGATTTTTAATTATGCCAGAGATTTTATCGAGAAGTATAATTCACTTCCGACAGTCGAAGCAATTGAAATTGCGGTGCAGAATGACCGTGGCATAAACGAAAATGAATTTAAAAGTATCAATGAAAAACTGACACATCTAGATGATTCCCTGGATGTGAACGACAAGTGGTTGCTAGAAGAAACTGAGAAGTTCTGTAAGGACAAGGCAGTATACAATGCAATCATGAAATCGATTCAGATTATCGATGGTGAAGATAAGCAACATACTCAAGATGGTATTCCCTCTATTCTGCAGGATGCGTTGAGTGTATGTTTCGATAATAATGTTGGTCATGATTATCTTGACAACTCGGAATCACGATATGACTTCTACCATCGTGTTGAGAACAAGTTACCGTTCGATCTTGACATGTTCAACAAGATTACTAATGGTGGTCTGCCAAATAAGACACTAAACATTGCGCTTGCTGGCACTGGTGTTGGTAAGTCTCTGTTCATGTGTCACATGGCAGCAGGTGCTTTGGGTCAAGGTAAGAACGTTCTGTATATCACCATGGAAATGGCAGAAGAACGTATCGCTGAACGTATCGATGCGAACTTGATGAATGTTAATATCCAGGATCTTAAGGATCTGTCAAAGTCCATGTTCGATAATCGTATTGATAAGATTAAGAAAAAGACTGAGGGTAAGTTGATCATCAAGGAGTATCCAACTGCCAGTGCGCATGTCGGTCACTTCAAAGCATTGTTAAATGAACTACAACTGAAGCGCAACTTTAGTCCAGATATTATCTTCGTTGATTATCTTAACATCTGTGCATCCAGTCGGTTCAAGGCAGGAGCAGGTGTAAACTCTTATACATATGTGAAAGCGATTGCTGAAGAACTTCGTGGGTTCGCAGTTGAGTTTGATTTACCTGTTGTTTCTGCCACTCAAACTACTCGTGGTGGATATGCGAACAGTGATGTGGATCTAACTGATACTTCGGAATCGTTCGGTCTGCCTGCGACTGCCGATTTAATGTTTGCTTTAATCTCGACTGAAGAACTTGAGAACATGGGTCAACTTATGGTTAAGCAGTTGAAGAATCGGTATAATGACCCTGCTATAAATAAAAGGTTCATGGTTGGTATCGACCGTGGTAAAATGAAACTGTTCGATCTAGAATTATCTGCGCAACAAGGTATCACCGACTCAGGACAAGATGCTGTTCCTGTGTTTGAGCGGACTCCATCTGGATCTCGCACGAGGGAGTTGTCTAAATTTGACTTCTAATTTTATAGAACTATATCCGAACGTATTGACTGCTGCGGAATGTGCCGAGGCATGCGATAGAATCGATGATATTATTTCTCGCCCAAATCCAGGGAATTCTTGTATTCTTTCGGATGATGCAGGCAGAACTGATTGGAATATCTTTAGAGGATGCTATGGTTCATTGAAACCGACAGAGGATAAGATAATGGAAGCGTTGGCCCGTGGTTGGCGCAAGTATAATACTACATATTCTGCAACTTCTAAATCAGTCTATGAAGTATTGTCATCAGGATGGAAATTCCAGCGATCGGAAGATGGTGGCGGATTTCATCAATGGCATCATGAACAAGGTTCTGGTAGAGAATCCCCAGGAAGGTTTGCAGTCTGGATGATATACTTGAATGATGTTGAAGAAGGTGGAAAAACTGAATTTAAACATCAGGAACTGGCATTCACACCTACTGCTGGAACACTGGTTATATGGCCTGCTGCATATACTCACATCCACCGAGCAAATCCAGATCTAGTCGGGAAAAAGTATATTGCAACAGGGTGGTTTGTTTATCCTGAAAGAAATAAATTCCGAGAAAAGACTTGACAAAATCCAATAAGTATAGTATAGTTAAAAAGTAATTGGTGCCATAGCTCAGCTGGATAGAGCAAGAGCCTTCTAAGCTCTAGGTCGTAGGTTCGAATCCTACTGGCATCACCATTTTATAATAAGAGGATAGATTATGACTGAAGAAACTGAAACCCAAGAATTGAACCTGAAGTTGGTCGCAACCACGTTGGTGTGGACAAATGCAGGAACAGAAGATATGCCTCTGTGGAGAGCATCTGGCGGTAAAGAATATATTATTGCTAGATTCAATCACGAACCGACACTACCAGAGATCGGTAAGGTCATGGATTCTAAGCGACATATGATCGAGAATCACTATCCACAACTTCATGAAACTCTTTCGGGTTGGCAACTGTATATTAATGAAATGATGACGCATAATGAATACATGCAGTATCACTTGACACAGTCAGTAGACTTTCCTGCGACTGACTTGACTGTTGTTGATGCCTCTGAGGAGATGGCAGGAATTGTCGCGCAATAATATAACAATAATTCAAACATATTACAATGAAAGATCCCTCCTCGAAACTCAAATCGAGAGATGGAACTACTATAATACTCCAGTAAATATTATATTAATTGATGATGGTTCTCAGATAGAACCTGCATTAAATGTTCTTAGAGAACACACATTAAATGATAATATTAATTTTTCATTGTATAGAGTTACTGAAGATATTGGATTCAACAGTCATGGATGTCGCAATCTTGGCGCAAGGTTGGCACAATCTAACTGGTTATTGTTTCTAGACATAGACTACACACTACAACCATCCGATCTTGAAAGATTACAAGAAGAAACCCTCGATCTTAATTCTTGGTATGAACTTAATGCCAAGTTTAAAGGTCGAGGAGACACGTATATGGCATTAAATCAATTTCTTATACCGAAAAAACTATTCTTGGATTCTGGTGGATATAATGAATCGTTTGTGCCATTCCATTATGGGGATCGTGAACTGTTATCTCAACTTGAACAAGACTATCAAAAAATCAATTTAGATTGGTTGGTTTTGACGTGTCGACGTGGCGGTAGAAAGGCAAAGGTAGATGATACTATTAAGATTCCAATCTATGATGATGAGAACATGGTATTCCACACCCCACGGTTTGAGATAGAATCTATTGTGCACACAGACACTAAGTTGAATTTTACATGGGAAAGAATTGTTATAAATAGGGGGTAACATTATATTAGGATCCCTATGCAAAGTTTCATATCATTCCTTTCTGAAGCAGCAATTCTTCACATTGAGCATCCATCCGATAGATTATTCGATGGACCACAAGCAGCAAAACATGCACTGAGAACTCTGAAGCAGGTTTCTTCGAGCAAAGCACCAAGCATGACTCGTAAGATTGATGACAAAATGTCATTCAATGTTATTCGTAGAGCAGACGGTAAAGTCGGTGTTAAGTATAAGGGAACTGGTTCCTCTTACAATTTCTCCCAAGATGATATTGAAAAGCAGCATGGTCATAAACCATACCTCGCTAAACCTCTGGGATTACTATTACAACATCTTCCTAAAGTTATTCCGCATACTCCAGGTGAGTATCAGGGCGGATACATGTCAGATCGAGAATCTAGAGAGCATGAAAATGGTGTCATCTCTCACACACCAAACACAATTAAATATGCCACAGATGCTGATAGTCCTGAGGGTAAAGCACTTGCCAAATCTAAAGTAAGTGCTGTAATTCACAGCAAACTAACTTCCGCTGGTGCCAAACCGCTGGCAAGTCTAGTAGGATTTAACAATCATCCTGATGTTCATCTTGTTCAGCACCTTGTGTCTAAAGACGAAAACAAAATCCCGAAAGAATATAAGTCTAAAGCAGATGAACATCTGAAAAAGGCAGAACAAATGATGGCATCGCATAGTCATGATCATCATGTTGGACACGAGCAAACTCTTAGACAGTATATCAATTCGACTCTTACTTCTAACGAGACACCCTCGGCACAGGGGTATAAAGGTTATCTTGCCAAGTGGCATCAGAAAAAGATTGATGCTGTCAAGACGGAAAAGACAAAAACTGCTAAGAAAAAGATAATGGATGACATGATTGATCATGTCTCTAAGAACCAAAAACAATTCTATAATACATTTGAAATCCACCACCACCTACAACAAGCAACTAACCACCTTGCTAGAGGAATCGATTCTTCTGGAGCAGGTGGTTTCCGCACATCAATTGGTGGTGCTGCATCAGGTGGTGAAGGATATGTCCACAATGGTCTGAAGATTGTCGACCGTGAAGGTTTCTCCGCAGCGAATCGTGCACGTAGTGAAATCTTGAGAGCGAGTAGAGGATAATGAGCGAAACTCATCACTTGACAATAGGTAGATTTGCACCTGTTCATGCTGGTCATGCGCTGATGATCAATCATGTTCTTAATGCTGCAAGGCAAGACAATGCGCACCATACAATCCTTACTACCGCAACACATGATGGTAATAAGAACCCTCTGACTCCAGACCTCAAAGTCAAACACCTCAAGCGTGCATTCCAGACTGCGAATGTCGAAGCATTGAGTAAGGGTGCACCGACTCTACTCCATCACTTGTCCAAGTTACACAGTCAAGGTGTCAAGCATCTAGTTGTTCATGCTGGATCCGATAGAGCACATGAATATCACGCATTAATACACAAGTATAATAATGTCGAAGGTCGCCATGGTCATTTCAATTTTGATTCGATCAAGGTAAAGACAGTCGGCGGAACAAGAACTGATGCTGACGAGGGTGTCGCTGGTGCATCTGCTACTAAGATGCGCAAGGCAGCATCTTCTGGTGATGAAAAAACATTTCATTCGATGGCACCAAGTTCTATGTCAACTGCGCATAAACGTGAGATGTATAAAGACGTTCGTCGTGGTCTTGGAATCCAAGAGTCGATTTCTTTCAAACAGTTTCTAGGAATTTAAAGTGGCACAAATTAGAGCGAACGACGAATTCTATGAGACCCACGGTCTTGTAACATCCGATGGTGAACTCGTAACAACTGCTAATCCTCTACCTGTCACACAAGCAGGTGGTGCTGCCGTCTCTGAGAATAGCACATTCGGATTGAACATTGCTCGTGGTCTAGTGTCAGGTATGTCTGGTATTTTTAAGACAGGTGTCAATTCTGCATTTTCTAATGGAGTCGAGGAAAGTTTCTGGTCACACTCTGTAATTTATCCTTGGTCTGGGTGGGGTGCAGGTGGAACACTAAGTTGTTACAGTTCTTCTGCCAGTGACACTGGTTCTCTTATAATCAGTGGTCTAAATTCCACCACATGGGCGACACAGACAGAAACAATTACGTTAAATGGAACAACTCCTGTTGTGACATCTGGTTCATTTATCCGTATCAATTCTGTAAGATATAATAGTAGTTCTACTAGCAACGCAGGTGAGATTCACCTCGAAAGAAATGGTTCAACAGTCGGACATATCGCTGCTGGCGACGGTATCGGGCAAGGTGCACAATACACTGTTCCTGCTGGATACACTGCATATATGATGCAGGGAACTGCTAATATTGGTAAGGGTCAGGACGGAACAGGGTATTTCAAGTATAGATTATATGGTGGATCGTTCAATCGTGCCATGACATTCTTGCTTTATCAATCAACTTTTGATTATACGTTCGCTGTTCCTCTGCAACTGCCAGAGAAAACAGACTTAGATGTTACGATGATTGCCGCGAACGCTGGTACTGCGGCGTCTTGTGAATATAGTATTCTATTGATAGCAAATTCATAAGAATAAATATAGGATAATTGAGGGAAATTGATATGCTCAGAATGATTCCATTACCATATAAGTTGCTCGCTATTGCTGCAGCATTTATTGGTGTCTTTCTTTATGGTTACATGAAGGGATCTGCTTATGCTGAGGTGGAACTGCAAAGATTTGCTGCTAAGGCAAGCGCACAGGTTGCTGAACTGGAGAAAAAGAATTCAGAGATTAGCAACAAAGTAGTTACTGAGTATGTTGATAGAACAAACACTATTAGAGAGAAAGAATATGTTTATGTTGATGCCGCTAAAAACACTGTTCCTAGTCAGTCTGTTATGTCTAACGGCTGGGTGTTCACGCACGACATTAGTGCCAGTGCCAGTGATGCCGACGCCACCAGAAGTTCTGATGCGTCCCCCTCAGGAATTAAAGACACTGATGCCCTCGTCGGAATCATCCGCAACTACGCCATCTGCCAGTCCAACGCAGTCCAACTCACAGAACTTCAACGCTGGATAAACGAGAACAAGGAAGCAGTTGACGCCATGGCGAAAGAAAAGAAAAAGAAATGAACGAAGATCTTAGAAAGTGGTTTGGTAAAGGTAAAGAAGGCGACTGGGTTCGTGTAGGCACCGATGGTGAGATCAAAGGTGATTGTGCAAGAGAACCAGGAGAAGGTAAACCAAAGTGCATGCCACGTTCTAAGGCCCATAGTATGGGAAAAGATGATAGAGCAACTGCTGCTCGTAGAAAAAGAAGAGAAGATCCAGTTGCTGATCGTAAAGGAAAAGGGAACAAACCTGTTATGGTAAACACAGAAGAATTTATGATGGAAGGTAATGAACCTACTAATCCATCTTTATGGTCAAAAGCAAAGTCATTAGCAAAGCAGAAGTTTGATGTGTATCCTTCAGCATATGCTAATGGTTGGGCAGCAAAGTATTACAAATCTAAGGGTGGCGGATGGAAGTCTGTCAGCGAAGAGGCGATTGATGAGAAGTGCTGGGATGGATACAAGCGTGTCGGCATGAAGAAAAAGGGCAAGCGCATGGTTCCCAACTGCGTGCCCGAAGCAACTGACATTATCGCAAAGGCAAAGGCAGCAGTAGCAAAAAAAGCAGGTGCCAAACTGAAGATGGATCCAGATACTGGAACACCTGATCACTTCACTGCTGCACAGAGACGCAAGAAGGGTTTACCAGAAGAAGCAGATTCCAAGAAGTATCCTAGGAAGGGATTCCCTGAACCTGGAGATTATGGGTATCATCCAAATCCTGGTCTGAAACCACAAGAGAGCGACAAAGACGAAGATATGGATGTTGCATACAAGAAAGCAACCGAGAAAGAAGGTCGCAAACCTTTGAATGCCAAGGTGCTAGAGATCGAAGAAGCACTGACACGTGTTACTTCTGGTAACAAGGGTTATGGATACCATGGCACTGTCGAAGCACGCGACGATGCTGAGAAAGATAAGAGATATTCCGCCATGCACCGCTATGCTAAGAAACTGGTGGGTGATGCTGGACATCTTCAAGATGCGAAGAAACCAAACGTAATGGTGAAGCATTTCCTAGACTCTTCCCATGGTCGCCATATCGCTGACAATCCAACTGACAAAAACATCACCAGCAGATTCTCTGAATTCAAAAAGAAATATAAACCAGAGATGCACGAAGAAGTTGAACTTGAAGAAGCACACGGCATGTGGAAAGTAGACTTCCCCAAGCAACACGCTGGTAAGGCAGTTGCTGCTGGTTCGGTTCACGTTAAGGCGCAGAACACTGCTCATGCTCACAAGGTTGCTGCTAAAAGAGTCGGTGTTGATCATAAGATGTTCAAGTCGAAGGTTACTAAGTCTTCAATTCTTCCAGAAGATGTTGAACTTGAAGAAACTATGACGCATAATGCCGATATGGTTAATATGCAAAGAGGCCGCATGTCTATTGAAGACGGTTTGAAAAAATATTCAAAAAAACAAATTAGAGACGGCATTAAAACCATTAATAGATTCAGCACAAAACTTAGTCACCCTGCGCTCAAGGAAGAACTTGGTAAGAGCAACGAATGGGGTCGCCCAGAACTACGCAAGAAGTTTGCTGCTATGACTCCTGGTCAGGAATCAATGGCAGCAGACAAGATCCCGACATTCGATCCACGTTACGATGATGTAACAACACAGTATTGTGGTGGTATCAAGGAAGGTTATCTTGCTGAGATCTCAGCAAAGGGATCTATGGCGAGAGATGACTTCAAGAAAAAACTACAACGAGCACTCGTAGATCCAAAGAATATTGCAAGAGCAAAAAAAGTTCTCGCAAAAAGAAAAGAAGCAGAGAAGGCAAAGGAAGCACCGCACCTTGTAATGCAACTGCGTAAAGTAGTAAGCATTGGATCCAAGGTCCACTTCCAAGATGGTCAGCATCACACGATTGCTCCTAATCATGCTGACATTTTCATGTCGAAGTATAACTCTGCCAAGTCTTCTATTGAAAAAGAAGCACTACAGAAACGTGCTCATAAGTCACATGCTGAATTCATGAAGACAATTGCTGAAGAAGCGCATGAGAATTGTGGGACACCTGATTGCTGCCAGATGTGCGACACTGCTGAAATGGGAACACACCACGTTGATTCCTATGAAGCACACAAGGGTTCGGGTGATCAGATCTCACCAGTAATTTCACATGATGATGAAGATATTCGCTTTCAAGATTTCGATGAAGAAGCATTTGAAAAAGAACTAGAAGCAGATGTTCTTGCTCTTTCGTGGGATGACTTAGTAGATCTCTATGACGAAGATGAAATTGAATATGATGAGTCGCCTGAAATGGAAGAAGAAGGCGAAGATCTAGAGGAAGGAATTACTCCTGCTGGTCGCCTCAAGAAAAAATTCAATGCGATGCGCACTAAGAGTCGTCGAATGATGGCAAGAAATATTGCAATCAAGCGTGTTTCTACACCAGAAAAACTGAAATCGAGATCAGTTCGTGCTGCTCGTCGTATGGTTTATAAGAGACTACTGCGCAATAGAGATATTTCTACAGTATCTTCTGCTGAAAAGACACGTCTCGAAGCACAGATAAAGCGTATGGCGCCAATGGTTGCTCGCCTATCTGTCAGAGTCATGCCAGCAGTTCGTAAACTGGAGCAATCCAGAATCAAGAACAGCAGAACAAGAAAGAAAAAGTAATGCTATCATTCAAACAATTTATTGCTGAAGCAGCAGTCGATGGTAAGGGTCATAAGAGTTCTACTGGGGGACTAACTCAGAAGGGTCGCGACTATTACAACAACAAGCATGGTAGCAATTTACAGGCACCAGTTACTACACCTCCATCAAAACTGAAGGCAGGTAGTAAGGCAGCAGGTCGTCGTAAGTCTTTCTGTGCCAGAATGTCTGGTGTTGATGGACCAATGAAAGATGAAAAGGGTCGTCCGACTCGCAAGGCACTAGCACTAAGAAAATGGAATTGTTAACATGGAAGAACTAAGCACATCAATGAAGATAGTACTCGCAAATACCTTTGCGATGTATCTCAAAGCGCACGGTCATCACTGGAATGTAGAAGGTAAAGACTTCTCTCAGTTGCATGACTTCTTTTCTAATCTGTATGAAGAACTATTTGCTGCAGTTGATCAGATCGCTGAAGAAATTCGTGCATTAGATGTGTATGCTCCATATGGTTTGGATACCTTGTCAAGTATTGCAACAATTAAAGACTCATCAATCTATGGCAACAGTGTCCCGTCGATGCTTCAAGACTTAATTGAATCTAACGTGGCAGTAGTAGAAGCATTGAATACTGCACATAAATTGGCAGATGCAGCAGGTAACAGAGGTCTAGTAAATCTCCTCGAGGAAAGACTTGATGTTCATGCAAAGCACATGTGGATGCTTCGCGCAACCTCAAAGTAATATAAATAGATAAAAGATTAGAGGAACATTTAATGAGACTAGAACAAGTTATCAGGTCAACCATGACTGAAGCGATGGACATGGACGGTAGACTCGACCAGTTGGTTCGCGCAGGATTGATGCCAACAAGTTCGTTACCACTGTTGAAGCGTGCCATTTCTAGAATGCATGCTGGTATGTCACTTCAGGGTGCTGAGCGTGATGTAATGAACATGTTCATCAGTTCGATGATGTTCATTGTTCTCGGTGATGATACCGTATTCAATAAGGCACGTGCTGGCGCCAAGACTTA